CGAATGATATTTCGGACATTAACCGACACAACTTAACCCAATGAATGAAAAGCAATGCACAATCTGTGAAAAACTATGTTGTAGGTTAAAAATGGATTTCTCCAAAACATTTTGTTACTTTTGTGAAATCAAAGCCAAACCCTTGCAAATTCATTACAACTTTGCCACACGCAGCCGGCCACATAAGATGGCTGCTGCAATAGCCACAATTAAAGCATTTTCACACAAATCGGACTGGACAATTGGCCTCGTCATTGATGATGATGATCGGGCTACACTAGATTCACCGCAACTGATGGACGTGCTGCAGGACAAACGGATATACGTTTGTTCCGGTACGAGCAAGAACAAGATTCATGCAATCAACCGGGGGATGGTAGATTGGAAAGGTGATATTGTTGTCAATATGAGCGATGATATGCGCTTCATTGCCCCCGGATATGATATTGCTATCATTAACGCATTTGGCGGCAATCTAGATCAGTTTATTCACTTCCCTGATGGTAGGGTGAACCACCTGCTACCGACTATGAGTATAATGGGCAGGACCTACTATGACCGTGATGGGTACATCTACCACCCACAATACGAGAACCTTTGGTGTGATAACGAGGCAATGGATGTGGCTAAATTGAGGGGATGCCATAAGTACATCAACCGCCAAATATTCGACCATGTACACCCTGCATGGACCGGGGAAAAGCCGGATGCCTTGTTGGAGAAAACGCAATCCACGTTCCGGGCTGATGAAATAACCTATATCAGGAGGAGTAAGCAAGGATTTCCAAAACATAACGCATGAAAACATTATTATTTTTAGCTATTGTGTATTGTTTAATTTCAATGTATCAATTTTGGGTAAAACAAAGACATGAAGATATTTATGCTCCAGGTGCTTTTTTGGGTACACTTTTCTCTGTATTAGGTACTGTTGTTGGCTTAATTTATTTGTGTATCAAATATCTTCCATAAACAACGTATAACAAAAAAACCATATTGTTGACATCAACGAAATGATAAAAAGCTATGACCCTCTCCATCCTAATTTGCACACTCCGTGGCCGTGAAGGTTACCTATCACAACTGCTGCAATCACTTGCACCGCAGCGCAGGGATGATGTAGAGATACTGGTAGAATCGGATGATAGGCAAATGACAACGGGACGCAAACGTAACATACTGCTGCAACGCAGTACAGGCAAGTACGTTGTATTTGTAGATGATGATGATGCCATTGCTGATACCTATGTCAGCGACATACTTAAAGCAGCAGAGCAAGACCCAGATGTAATCGTATTCAACGGCACAATGACCACCAACGGCAAGGATGAGCGGAAGTGGTTTATAAGCAAGGATTACCCCTATGAAGCGAAGAACGGGGCGTATTACCGCTACCCGAATCACATCGTACCTATAAGGAGAGAAATAGCCATACAGTTCAAGTTCCAGGATATAACGGTGGGGGAGGATTACCTTTGGGCCACTGCGATACACAATAGCAAGTTATTACAGACCGAAGTCAAGATAGACAAGGAACTTTATCATTATCAATTCCGTACAAACAAATGAGATACTCCCAAAACAACGAGCAAGACATTATCCTGCAGTACTTCGGTAACCGCAAAGGGTTCTTTCTTGACATTGGGGCAAACGATGGCATTACCCTATCCAATACGTATGCTCTACAACTGCAAGAGTGGAAGGGCGTGTTAATCGAACCCAGCGAAGAAGCGTTCAACCGAATCAAAGCGAGTAACGGGGTGCAAAAGTTCAATGTTGCTATTGGTACGGAAGATGGGCATTGTACCTTTCACGAAATGGGCAACCACCTTAACGCTGGGGATGTTTCGCTGCTTTCCACCATTAAAAAAACAGAGTTAAAGCGGTGGCCGGGGGTGGAGTTTAAAGAACGTATGACCGAAGTATGGACTTACAAAACACTACTCAAACATTCACCGTTGAAGTTCTTTGACTTTATCAGCATTGATGCCGAAGGGGTGGACTATGAGATATTAGAACAGATTGATTTGAAATATACTGACATGGTTTGTATTGAGCATAACTCTAACCCTGACTTATTTCAGCTAATCAAAGATTACTGCAACAAGGCAGGTCTGACAAAGAAATTACTTAACAATTTAGAGAACGTAATATGGGCAAGGTAATAGTATCCCTTTCCTCCACAGGTCGGGAAAACTACAACGAAGCACAGTTAGGACTTATTCGCAGTATTGACCGCAAGGCACCTGACTATGACACGCACTTGCGCAGTGTGGATGGATATGTGGATGAATACCTTGAGCGCAAAATAATTCTTGGGGATTGGCCCGAATCAAAGCGGTGGGGCAAGTCATGGAACCACCAAAATATGCCCTATCAGTTCAAACCGTTTATGGTGGCCGAAGCGTTGGAGTTGGGATACCGGAAAATCATTTGGTGCGATTCCACTATCAGGGTATACCAAAATCCCGATCCGCTTTGGGCATTAGCAGCCGAACATGGGATAGTGGCCTGGAATAATGAAGGGCATGAACTGCACAAGTACATGCCCGACCATCAAATCGCATGGTTAGGGTTAAAGGACTACACAGAAATCAAACAAATGTATCAAATCATGGCTTGTTGTATTATGTTTGACTTCGACCACCCTGCAACGATGCCTATCTTTGAGAAATGGATACAAGGTGCAAAAGAGAATTGCTTTCACCACAACGAATCAAAGAATCCGCACTATGTAAGCAGCCGGCATGACCAAGCGCTATTATCGGGGCTTATGAACATGGCAGGTATTCCGGTGCAGCCGTATGGCGGGTTAGCATACAGGCATTATCTACCTGTTTTACCTTATTTCATTAATTGGGGGGTTAAAGATTAAACTATGAATCATAAAGAAATAACACAATCAGAAGAACACGAAAACATCCGTAAAAAATTGTGGTGCGATGTTTATGTAGCTTATGTTGCTGCTCCAAATTCAGTTAAATCAGATGGGGCTTATGGTTGGGCAGATAATGCAGTAAAAAGATTTGATGAAACATTCTCTAAACCTAAAGAAACAGAATCATAATGGGCTACACTCACGAAACAACACGCATAATAGACCCGTACCTACCACACGTTCAATCCGTGGTAGATTTAGGCGCGCAAAACGATTACAGAGTACCATTACCTGCACCTTACACCAAAGATTCATACTATGCCGGCAAAGACTACGAAGCCATTGACATATCAGGGGAGAACGGCTCAACCCCATTGGACTTATCCAAGCTACACAAATTCGAGAAGCAGTTTGATTTATTGGTCGATGCCGGAACGAGCGAACACGTTGGCACAAACGGAAAGCATGACATTAAGGCCATATACAACTGTTGGAAAAACAAGCACAACCTTGTTAAAGTCGGAGGATACATTATCAGCGAAAACCCCAAAACAGGCAACTGGCCCGGACATGGATTCAACTACGTCACAGAGGAGTTTTATCAGCAACTTGCTAACGTATGTGGCTATACTTTGCTTTCTGTTGGTAGCGTTGCTGCTATGGGCAATTATACAGATGGCTGGAATGTGTACTCGGTATTACAAAAGAATAAAGAAACATTTTGCACGTTAGATGAATTTAAGAACTGTGGAATTAAAACCAATTAAGGCAACACCGGTATTCTTTGAGAATCTCAAAGCGTACAAAGGCCCGGCACCCATTATCTGTAATGAGGGGGGCAGCCGTTCGTCAAAGTCTTACTCCGTTGTGCAGTTATTAGTACAGATAGCAACCAATGAGCCGGGCAAACGTATAAGCATCGTATCTCACTCGCTACCACACATAAAGCGTGGGGCGTATCGTGATTTCAGGCAGATCATGACCGATTGGGGAATATGGGATGATGATAGTTTCTCCTTCACCGATTTCGTGTATAAGTTCCGCAATGGCAGTTATATCGAATTATTCGGACTAGAGGACGAGGGCAAGGCAAGGGGACCGGGCAGAGATATACTATTCATTAACGAAGCGAACCTGATACGCAAGTCATTATTTGACCAGTTGGCAATGCGGACAACGGGTAAGATATTTCTTGACTGGAACCCTGCAGACTTCGTGAGTTGGGTGTACGATGTGGCTGATAACACGAACAATGCAAGGATACATTCTACCTATCTCAACAACTTACCTAACCTTTCCCCGATGCAGATTGGCATCATTGAGGGCTATAAGAACCTACCCGATGATTTCATGTGGAAGGTGTACGGCTTGGGGGAACGTGGCGCAGCGAAGGAGATTATCTACACTCAATGGCAGATTACCGACCAACTGCCCGAAGGTGGCGATGTGTTCTATGGTCTTGATTTCGGATATGTTCACCCGTTGGCACTTGTTAAGGTATGCCATTATGAAGGTGCTAACTACGTTCAATTGCTTTTGTACAAATCAGGGTTAACTCCATCCGAAATGATAAAGGAGGTCAAAGACCACATATCAGACCGAAAGCCGGTGTACTGCGATGCAGCCGAACCGAAAAGCATTGAGGAACTATACAGAGGGGGTATTAATGCCCAACAGGCGAATAAAGAAGTTTGGCCGGGGATACTCAAAGTGAAATCATATCCATTGTACGTTCACAAAGATAGCAGGGAGTTGATTCGCGAACTGCAATCGTATAAGTGGAAGAAGGACAAGAATGACAATGTGATAGACGAACCGACAAAGGAAAATGATGATGCACTTGATGCTATGAGGTACGCAATATTCACCCATCTACATAAGCCACAATTCCAGGTAGCCGTTTGGTAAGGTAATTCGGTGTAATTTTGTTACTAAATCTTTAATATGGGGGTATTTGATTTTCTTAAGCGCAAAGCTGCACCTATAAAATCACCTGTTCAAATATCGGTAGAGCGTGGCCTACTTACATGGGATGGGCAGAATCAGGCCGAAATAGTGAAAGATAGTTACATGGGCAATGATCTTGTCTATTCTATTATTACACTGATAACGCAAAAGGCAAAGGTTGCTCCGTGGGGTGTTTACAAGATTAAAAATAAGGATGCTGCCAAAAGATACAAGGCGATGCTCATGGACCGTGAGCCGGATATGCGGAAGCTATACGAACTCAAAGAACAAGCACTAGAGCCGTATAAGGATGTTAGATTAGAGGAAATGCTGAAATACCCGAACGGGGAGGATACATGGGCAGACATCATAGAACAATGGGTAGGGTTTAAGAAGATAACGGGCAATGCTTTCATGTACGCAAAGATGGTAGGTGAAGCATCGGTTAATAAAGGTAAGCCGTTAGAGGTGTACATGCTGCCTTCACAATACATGGCAGTAAAGGTTGACATAGACCAATTCCCCCCGAAGAAGGTGGCCTATCAACTTTACTACGGGCAGTACATTCCTTTCAATACATTAGAAATTCTGCATGATAAATACTTCAATCCCGAATGGTCAGCAACGGGAGGGCAGTTATACGGCCTTTCACCGTTACGGGCAGCAAGTAAAGTATTGACACGTTCCAATTCATCAAAAGAAGCATCTGTTGCAATGTTTGATAATATGGGGCCTTTGGGTGTGTTATACATGGACGACGTGAGGTTCGACCCATTGTCCGGTGCAAGTCAGGCACAGGCATTAAAGCAGTCAATATCTACGAATACGGGTGCCGGGAAGTACGGAAGTACTGCGGTATCAGGTTACAAAGTAGGATGGGCGCAAATGGGCCTACCTGCGAAAGACTTGCAGTTGATTGAATCAGAGAAATGGGATAAGGAAGCACTTTGCTCAATATACGGTGTACCACCCGTACTGCTTGGCAGTCAGGAAGCAGCAACATACAATAACATGAAAGAAGCGGAGAAATCTCTCACCCTTCGTGCCGTTCTTCCCGAACTTGTCGCAATCCGTGATAACATCAACCGAAAGCTATACTCCGATTGGGGTTACAAGGACACTGATATTTGCGTTGACTTTGATATGACCGTATATCAGGAGTTAGAAGCGAACAGAGGGGAGCAGGCAACGTGGTTAAATACTGCATGGTGGCTGACACCCGAACAAAAGTTAAAGATTCAGGGCCTTTCACCTGACCCGAATGTCCCTATTGAAGATTACCAGAAATTATACATCCCATCGGGATTGCAGCCGTTAGATGATTTCACCAATCTACCTGTAGATGTACCGCCAGCTTTATAACAAATACAGAAAGAAATACCGGGTGATTATCAAACGTGAGTTAGATAAGCAATGCCGGCAAATACTTAACGGGGAGATACCGGATGAAGAAGGGTTGAAACGTGCCATTCGTTCACTTCATCAGGGCGCAGGGCAGCAAATGGCTAGGTACACGTATGACAAGGTTCTTCGCAGTGCCGGGATGAAACAAGAATTAACTCCGCAACAAAGATGGGCGATTGTTATTAAAATGCTGCTGGAAGGTGGTTTGCAGAAGTTAACGGGTGAGATAACCGACACTACCCGTGATAATATGAGAAAAATTCTCACAAAGGGTATGCAAGAGGGGTGGAGTATCAATGACATGATGAAGGAACTTGAAAAATTAGGTATTAATGCTTATCGTGCTGAACTGATTGCACGCACTGAAACAACACGGGCAGCGAATCAGGGCGCGTTACTTGGGGCAGTATCAACCGGACTGCAAACGGTGAAAGAATGGATTTCGGTTAATGATAATCGTACACGCAGAATACCCCGTGATAAGTTCGACCACTTGCACATGGATGGTAAGCAAGTTCCTACAGATATGCCTTTCACCGTTCCGGGGATGGCAAGTATTGACATCATGGAATATCCGGGTGATCCGAATGGAAGCGCAGGCAATGTATGTAACTGTAGATGTACCGTTGGATTTGAAGTGGTAAGAGATTCACAAGAGAGACCCGTTGAGATTAGTGGTGGTTTACGTGGGCCGGCTGGCACTATGTGGAATCTATGGAATAACTCGTTATTTTTGCAATTACAAAGTTTAATCAATGAAGCAGTATCAATGTAAGGATGTAAGCAACGGTGTGGAAGATGTGGACATGGCTAGTCGCAAGGTTAAAGCCGTGTGGGCTAGAATGGGTAATGTTGATTTGGACAATGACATCATCACACCTGGAGCATTTACACGAACCATTGAGCAACGTGGCCCGAAAGGTAAAAACCTTGTTTGGTCATTGATTGATCATAAGGCATCCATGAAATCCGCAATCGGTAAACCTTCCGAATTGTACGTTGAAGGTGATATGCTGATTGCAGTAACACCAATCATTGAAACGGAAGCCGGGGAAGATGCACTAAAACTTTATGAAGCTAAACTAATCAATCAGCACTCTATCGGGTTCAGCACAATCAAATCGGATTCAACGGCCGAAGGTGTGAGAACCATTACCGAATTGATGCTATACGAAGGTAGTGCAGTACTATGGGCAGCCAACCCTGAAACTCCAACAATTGCAATGTATAAAGGCATGGAGCCGGAGAAAGTGAAAGAAACGCTGATTGGTAGATTGGATTCTCTTTACAAAGCATTTAGACACGGCACATTCACAGATGAAACGTTCCAACTTTTGGAACTTGAAATAAAACAAATACAAACGGCTATATCAGAACTCACCACTCAACCCGACGCAGCGAAGCAGTCACTTGACCCGGTAGAAGATAACAAAGTTGTATTTGATGCTCTCAAACAATTAAACAACAAATTTAAACTGTCTACAAAATGACACAAGAACAAATCGCTGCGGAGGTGAAAAGTATCGGAGATAACCTCACGCAAGTACTGGCAAACTCTGCCACTGCCAAATCCGATGCAATAGAAGCGAAATCAGTAGTTAATGAACTTAAAGCAAAATTGGAATCAGTTGCTTCTGCTGCTGACCTTGCTGAATTTAAGAACGCAATGCAAACTCAGTTCGATGCCCTTACCACTAAGGTAAAAGCCGGCAATCCTGATTCTGCAAAATCTTTCAACGAAGCATTGGCCGAGAAATTGGATGGTCGTAACATCGAAGCCGAAATCAAAAAGAACGGTCGTGTTCTGATTGA